AAATTTTTAAGTTATACCATAGGGGATAGGCGGGGCGCCACCCCCCCTTCCTTCCTTCTTTATATAGCTACGACCCAAAATATACCAGAGTGCTGTTACCCATACTACGGGCTATATTTGTGGAACTATATTCTAATGAATTACCCTAAAATCTCCCGCCTATATCCCTAGGGGGTCCCTAGTAGATTATGTATTTAACTATAATTTATATGTTAAACCCCCCGCATACCTAATAGGTATATTATACACCTGTTTAACGATTTTGTCAATATAATTCTTAAGACAAGTTGTCGCACCTACAAATATAGCTTGACAAAATGCCATATCGTGTGTATAATAGAATCAATGCACTTTAAAAGGACACACGTACACATTCGCATGCACGCATGCAAAAAGGGTCATCACTAAACTGCATTAATTTATTAGGGAGTTCCTAGGATTCCCTTTAAGCAAATTTAAGGATATATAAATTTATGCCAGTACCAGTAATATACGGAATTGCTATAGGGGTTATAAGACTTATACCGATTGCTATAAGAATCGGTGGTAAGATTGTAGGTATTAGTTATAGAATAATGGCTAAACCGCAACACCTAAAGCATGCCCAAAAAATATTTGGAAGTCGAAATGTGGTACAGGAGGGATCTGCTGATAAAATAATTCAACAGATTGCTAGATACAATACTAAGACTCAAAAGTTATCTCCAATAAAGTCTGCTGATATAAAATCACAGATAAAAGGAAGTGTGGAGGTAGCAAAAAATATCGGCAGTCAGGCTGATGATGCTGCATTAAAAATTAGTAAATTTATTAGTACATCCAAGGTACAGACTGTGGGTGGAACTAATATCACTGTACCCATAAAACAGATATTTGGTAAAAATATTAAGTTCAGTAAAAATACACTTGAGGCTATTAAAATAGCTGAACGTGGTCCTACTGCTTTAGGCAAAGATATCGTAGCTACTAAAGTTGCTACTGAAACAGCAAAGAAAATTCCTGAAGTTATTAAACTTAAACAGACTGTTGCACCGACAGTTAAAACGGGAAAAGAGGTAGCTAAAGTTATAACAGAGACAGTAAAGCCACCTTGGTACGTAGCTGTAATGCCTTCGTTTTTAAGAACTTCTAAAACAGTAGTACAAAAAGCTAAGGGTGGAATACCTATATATCCAACTATTCATAAAACTACTCAAGCATTAAAATATCCTAGAACAACAAAGGCGGTAATTGGGGCTGCAACAGTTGCACCTTTTTTACCTTACCCTGAGAGAACACCCAAGCAACCACACAAAGATATAGACTTGAACATGGATAAATTATTTGGAGGTGTTACAAAAGGTTACGAGCAACTAGATATAACATCAGGAATTGATTTTTATGATGAAGATGAGCAAGGAAATATTATACAGGCACGGTGAAATTCCTTTTAAGGAATTGGTGGAAATTATAAATGCAAAACATGGATTCTACTATAATAAAGACTCCAAAAAAAAGCTTAACGAATACACAGGAAAAGTTTCTAGACCTATTGTTCGGGGAAGCGAAGGGAGACCCAAGGAAAGCTGGAGAGCTGGCAGGGTATTCAGACCATTCATACCCAAAAGTACTTAGAAATTTAAAAAGTGAAATTGTTCTACGTGCGGAAACTTACCTAGCAACACATTCAGCTAAAGCTGCAACTAAAATGGTTGATATGATGGATGAGGATGGAACAACTCCACATGCAAATATTAGACTAGAGGCAGCAAAACAGATTTTAGACCGTATTGGTATTGCAAAAAAAGAAAAACTAGATGTTAATTTAAAAGCAGTACATGGATTATTCATACTTCCAGCTAAAGACTTAATAAAAAAAGCAAATATAGTAGATGAAAATCAAGAAAAGAGTTAAGACTATACCTTTTGGCTTTAAACAAAGTGACGAGGTAGGTTACTTAGACTCAATTTCAACAGAATTACAAGCTTTAGATGAGGCAAAGAACTACTTAAAGACTTGCTCTTATCGTGAAGTATCAGAATGGCTACACAGAAAAACAGGAAGATATATCTCGCATGTCGGACTTAGAAAAAGAATCAAAAATGATAGCACCTCCGAAACCCAAAAGGAAACCACAGATCAAGGCTCGGAGATCAGTTCAGGAGATACTAACTCGATCTAGAAAAAAGGTAGCATCAGCAGAACAGACTTTAAGATCAGCAAAACAATCTGCAGAACATATAAAAGATAAATATAAAAAAATAAATTCTGCATTAAATGGAAAAGAAACTCAATTAATAGAACAACGTGAAATAGACACGGCTTCTCCAAGTATTAAAGAGCATCTAGATAAACAGGATGTTATCTTTAAACCTAATAAAGGTCCACAAACAGAGTTTCTAGCTTCTTCAGAGAGGGAAGTTTTTTACGGAGGAGCAAGAGGCGGTGGTAAATCCTATGCAATGTTGGTTGATCCCCTGAGATACTGCCACAGAGAAACGCATAGAGCACTTCTTCTTAGACGGACAATGCCAGAGTTAAGAGATTTGATTAATCATTCTCAAAGATTATACTCAAAGGCATTTCCAGGAGCAAAATGGAGAGAGCAAGAAAAAGAGTGGAGATTCCCTTCAGGAGCAAAGATAGAGTTCGGGTACGCAGAGAATATGACAGATGCTTTACGTTACCAAGGGCAATCTTACACGTGGATAGGAATAGACGAATTACCACAATATCCTTCGCCAGATATATATAATTTTTTAAGATCATCTTTACGATCAGTTGATACTAAGATTCCAGTTTACATGAGATCTACAGGGAATCCAGGTAATATAGGTTCTCAGTGGGTACGTGAGATGTTCGTGGATCCTGCTATGCCTAATTTTGCCTTTGATGTTAACGTAGATACTCCCAACGGCAATAGAGTAATTACAAGAAGATTTATTCCAGCAAAACTTCAAGATAATCCCTATCTAATTCAGACAGATGATTATTATGTTATGCTGGCTTCTTTACCAGAAATACAAAAAAAACAATTTTTAGATGGAGATTGGGATGCATTTGAAGATTCAGCATTTCCTGAATTTAATAAAGCACTACATATTGTTGATCCCTTTGAAGTGCCTAAAGGCTGGCAGCGTTTTCGTGCTGCAGACTGGGGCTACGCTTCTCCTGCTTGTGTTCTTTGGTTTGCTATTGATTATGATAATAACCTATGGATATATAGAGAATTATATACCAAAAAGATTACAGCAGATGTATTTGCACGAAAAGTCTTAACGTTAGAGAAGGATGAATACATACGCTACGGGGTCTTAGACGCTAGTACATGGGCAAAACGGGGTGACATTGGTCCAAGTATCGCAGAAACAATGATTCAAGTAGGATGTCACTGGAGGCCTTCAGATAGAACACCAAGAAGCAGAATTAGTGGAAAACTGGAAATTCATAAACGATTAAAGATTGTTGATGAAAAGAAAAAAGAACCAGGACTTAGAATATTTTCTAACTGTAGAAATTTAATTAGAACTTTTCCACTTTTACCGTTAGATGATAGTAATCCTGAAGATATTAATACACATGCAGAGGATCATGCCTACGATGCATTAAGATACGGATGTATGAGTAGACCTATGCATACAAGTTATGCAAAAAGATTTAATAAAACTCCTGTACCACAATTTCAACCATCTGATAGAATATTTGGATATTAATTATGCCACTAAATAGCAAAGGAAAGAAAATTTTAGCATCAATGAAAAAACAGTACGGGGCTAAAAAAAGTAAATCTGTTTTTTATGCTATGGAAAATTCTGGAAAGTTAAAGAATGTCAAAAATAAAACTTCCAGAGTTTAATAAAAAGAATTTTCCTTATACACTTGTAATGGTTTATTGGGAAGATATAGTTGGTGATGCCAATTGGGCAGATATCACTGATATAAAAAAATCAAAGACAGCAATATGTTGTAGTTTTGGATGGCTAGTAACACATAATAGTAAAACTACTGTTGTCATGGCTGATTTTATATTTGAAGATAGTGGTAAAATAAAACAAGGTGGTGGATATACAACTATACCAACTAAAAATATAATATCAATCAAGAAAATAAAACTATAGGAGAAACCTGTGGCGAAAAAGAAAAGAAAAAAAAGAACAATTCAAGATGTCATTGAAGATATTAGAGAGTTACATGAAAAAGAAGAAGATTTATTAATGGAGCTTGAAGAGAAAACAGATGATTCTGATAATGATGAAGGAGATGAATAATGGAAATTAAATTTGACCCAAAAGCTAAGGTTAAACAAGGAGATCTTGGTTCAGCACCTGATGGTAAGCAGCCAAATCAGGCACCAACTAATATTGACTTTGATAAGCATGCACCCACTAAAGGTAATTCTAAAAATTATTTAGATTTAGAAAAGAGTGGTGAGTACTTAACTAAGTCAGGTAAAGAGCATGTTCAAAATCCTTTGCTTCAAAAAGCTGATAAAGGAAAATACTAATGGCTAATAACTCAAAATTATTAGATATTGCAGAAGATATAAAAAAATTGTCTACTTCTGGTAATGTAATACAAGTAGA